TAAATGCTGGGGATAACATTCAGTTAATGATGAGTTCAGTTTCTGGGGATACAGTAATTGGCACATACCCCCCTGGCACAGCTCCAGTTAGCCCAGCTTCTCCAGCTGTAATTCTTACTGCAACGTTTGTTTCAGCGTTATATCCATGATAAACTTCAATCAATTCAACCCCGTGAGGTAACTATGGGTTTACACAATACAGCACACTATTTAAAAAGCAAAGGTCGTGGCAACGACACAATGCTTGTCCATATGACCCCAGGTGAGGTTAAGGGACTTCAAGCTATAGCTTTACGTCATGGTGGCTCTCTAACAATTAACCCAGATACAGGTTTACCCGAAGCTGGTTTTCTAGAAAATATTCTTCCTGTTGTAGCCGCTGCAGGGTTAACTTATTTAACGGCTGGTGCTGCTGCTCCTGCTCTGGCAACCGCTTTGGGACCGGCAGCTGCTGGCGGTGCTGGACTTTTATCTGCTGGCGCTGCTTCTACGGCTGGTGGTATCTTGGCTGGCGCTGGTGCTGGAGCTCTTATTTCTGGTGGTACTGCAGCACTACAAGGTAAAGACGTAGGGCAAGCTGCCCTTATGGGTGGTCTAGGTGGTGGTATTGCTGGCGGTATGGGGGCTTATACTCCTACTGAACTAGCCCCAGCGGCTTTAACTGGCGCTACAGGTACAGCTTCTTCAGCAGGTACAGCGGCATTAGATCCTTCTTTAGCTAGTTATGGGCAAACCGCTATGACTCCGCAACAGATTAGCCAAGGGGTTTCTCAGGGAACTATTACTCCTCAAGCAGCTAACCAATACGGACAAGCATTTACAGAGTCTTTTGCTGCAAATCCAGCAGTGCAAGCGCCTCCAACAACCATGTATAGCGGGTTTGGAGATATGACCAAAATGGGCGTACAAGCCTTACCTGCTTTAGGTTTGTTAGAAGATAAACCGACTGCTATGCCGGGTCAAGAACAATACGACGAAAATAGCCCATATCGTATGCGGCTTTCTAAGAGTTTTCAAGGATATACCCCCCCTACACCCAACCCATATTACCGTGCGCAGTATGCTGCTGGTGGTATAACTGGTGGCGCATCTTATCCACAGTCTGGTATTGATAGCACTCAATATGCTGTACCAAGTCAAATGCCAACCAGCGCTGAAGTAGTTGCATCTGATTACGATACTAGGGTAAACCCGTATACAGGTATGAATACAGGTGGTTCAGTACCAAAACCACTTCCAAGAGGCGATGCTGGTATATATAGTGACACAGACCCAGCAACAAGAAATTTAGGTGCTTTAGCCGCAGCACAACACCGGTTAAAAGGTTTAGGTAAAAGAACCAATGTGCAAATGGCTAAAGGCGTTACTAGCGGAATTAAAGATCTAGGCGGTAGCTTCTCCGATACAGCCGCCAAGGGCGGCATTGCTGATTTAGGGGGGTATTCAGATGGTGGCAGAATGCTTAAAGGGCCTGGCGATGGCATGTCTGATTCTATACCTGGTGTTATTGGTAATAGACAACCTGCTAGATTGGCTGATGGGGAGTTTGTGGTCCCAGCTGACGTGGTTAGTCACTTAGGTAATGGCTCTACTGATGCTGGTGCTAAGAAACTATACGCCATGATGGATAAGATTCGTAAGGCTAGAACAGGTAAGAAGAAGCAAGCCCCACAGGTTAAAGCCGACAAATATATGCCAGCATGAACTTAACCGTACAGCCAGTCAACGTAGCTTATTTTCACCAGACTTGGCCATTGGTTGAGGGGTTGTTTGAAAAAGCTAATAAATATGATTCTGGCGACTATACGTTAGATCAGATAAAAAGTTTACTGGCTAGTGGTTCATGGGTATTATTAGTAGCAACGGATGAAAAAAATGTTATACACGGAGCAGCATCAGTAAGTTTTTACAATATGCCTAACTACCGTGTTGGATTTATTACTGCAATGGCTGGTAAAGCAATTGTAAATGAAGCTGTTTATGAACAAGTTTGTAGCTTTATAAAGGCAAATGGGGCTACAAGAGTTCAGTGTGCTGCTAGAGAATCAGCAGCAAGACTATATAAACAGGTTGGTATGGAAGAGCGCCACATTATTATGGAAACTAAGCTATGAGCTTTTTAAGATCTAAACATTCTGGCTGGAGTTGGGACGGTAGACGGACACCATTTACAGGTGGTGGAGGCGGTGGTCCATCACAGACTACTCAATACAGCACTAACATACCAGAATACGCACGCCCATATGTAGAGAACATGTTGGGGGCTACACAATCACAACTATTTAATACTCAAGAAGTTGGCGGCACACAACGACAAATAGGTACTGATGAAGCTGGAAGCCCTATTTATGAAACTACCCCAGGTCGTACCGAAATTACTGGGTTTAAGCCATACAAACCATATAGCCAAAACGTAAGCGATTATGTTGCTGGGTTTAGCCCGATGCAACAACAAGCGTTTGGGGGTATGCAAAGTATGCGACCATCGGCTCAGCTAGGCACTGCTACTGATATGGCAGGTATTGCTGGTTTGGGTTCTTTAGGTGCTGGTGCTCAATTTGCAAGGCAAGCAACAGATCCTTACGCAGTTCAGTCTTACATGTCGCCATACATGCAAAACGTGGTTGACTATCAAAAGCAAGCGGCAGTTCGTGATTACGGTATTGCTATGCCTAGGTTACAGGCTCAAGCAGTCGGTCAGGGGGCGTTTGGCGGTAATCGCATGGCACTGCAGCAAGCTGAAGCTCAACGTGGTTTGATGTCGCAACTGCAAGGTATACAAGCTACAGGCACACAAAAAGCATTTGAAGATGCACAACGCCAGCAACAGTTTGGTGCTCAGTTAGGATTGCAAGGTTATGGTCAAGCACTAGGCGCCGCTGGACAATTAGGGCAATTAGGGCAAACTCAGTATGGTCAGCAGATGGGCATTCTTGAGGGTCTTAATAAATTTGGCGGTCAACAGCAACAGCTTGAGCAACAGAAGATTAACCAAGCTATTCAAGATTACGCTACTCAGCAACAGTATCCGATGCTGCAATTAGGCTTTATGTCTAATATGCTACGTGGCTTACCTATGCAAGCTCAAACTACTCAGATGTATCAGGCACAGCCGACTGCATTGCAACAAGGTATTGGTACTGTTGGAGCGCTTGGTAGCTTGTACGGTGCTGGTGCTCTTGGTAAAAAAGAAGGTGGGCATATTAAAGCGTATCGTGAAGGCGGTATTACCCAAGCTTACGCACCTGGTGGGCGAGTTAATCCAAACAGTCAAGCTGTCGGTGACATTCAATCCCAATTAGCTTCTATGGATATTGACGAGTTAAAAAGAGTTGCTGCCACAACCCAAAGCCAAGAAATTCGTAGGATGGCTAGCGAGTTAATTGCACAAAAGCAAATAGCAGCGCAAGCTGAACAACAGAATCAAAATGCCAGAATGAGCGGTATTGCTATGGCTGGCGGTCCAGCATTTGAAAATCAAGGCATGGCTGGTGGTGGTATCGTAGCATTTAATGGCGAAGAAGAAAGTCTAGTCCGGCAAGGTATTGATCCAGAAACTGGAGAGCCATATAAATCAGTAGACCCCATAGCTCGTTTTGGTCAATACATGAATCCTTTCTCAGGTAAAGGCAGCCTTGGAAGTATTGCTCGTGGCGGTAAATCTATAGAAGAAACTTATAAAGAAGGCAATTTTGCATTTAAACCCGCTAGCGAAGCAGATCGCAAGCGTCAGGCACAAGCAGAAGCCGATGATAAACAAGAAGGACCTGGTGTTGCTAAAGAAACAACCGCTGGAACTAAAGGCACTACAGGCGAGAAAGGCGAAACTGGAACTAAAGGTGAAGGCACTAGGTCTGTTGTACAAACCGGCCCAGCCAACGTAAATGAGTATTTAAAGCAAATTAGAGGTATGGGACCTCAAGGTCGCCTTGGTGAAGATACTCAAAAGTATATTAATGAGCGCTTAGGTCTAAGTGACGATCGTTTAAAACGTGCGCAGAACCTTGCTGCACTGCAAGGTTTTGTAGAGTTTGGAACTAAGGCTGCTCCCGGTGGTATTGGGCAAGCTGCGCTTTCTGGTTTTGGTAAGTATGGTGAAGGCTACGGCAAAGCATTTGAAGCTGAAGATAAAATCAAAACCGAAACAATTAAGATGGGTCAAGAGCTTGATGCAGCTCGTCGTGCTGAAGAACGTGGTGATGTTAAATTGGCTTCTGAGTTGTTTGATAAAGCTGCGGATAGAGATAACCGCATCAAGGCTGCACAGATTGGTGCCGCTGCAACTGGTCAGGCAGGTAGGTTTGAGCAAGAGGCTGTACAACGTGTAATGGCAGAGAATCCAAAGATGACTTTTGCTGAAGCACTACAAACTGTTCGGGGTGCTGGTAAGTTTGAAAGTACTGAAGTACAGAGAGCTAAAGTAGGTCTTGAGAACATTGTTAAGCGTCTAGGTGTAATGTCTAAAAAAGATCCAGAGCGTCCTGCGCTTGAGAAGCAGTATCAAGATTTAATGAGATACTTAACCCCAGGCGGGGGCATTGGTGGAGGTCAAGGTGGTGGCGGAAATTTAGTGCAGAATAAGGACGGTTCATTTAATTACGTGCCTAGATAATGCCAACAGTAAACATACCTGACATAGGGGCGGTTAACTTCCCCGATACGATGTCTCAGGAAGATATTGTCAAGGCAATCCAAAATGACATCCTTCCTAGGGCTAAACCTGCACCTGCCCCCTCTGCAAAACCAGAAAACGTAGGGTTCTTTGAGTCCATCCCAGCTGCGCTTGGGCGTGGCTTTGAGTCTTTGGGTGAGGTTGGTACTGGTTTAGGGCTTGCTGCTAAGAGGGTGGTTGGTGCAGATGAATCTGTACGCAAGGTGATGGAGGAAGCCAAAAAAGAGAAGCCTGAAGAGAAACCAGGTATGACCGTTGCTGACTTCCAAAGGATTGCAGCTGAAAAAGGTTTTGCTGCTGCGGCTAAAGAAGCTCCTAAATATATAGTAGAACAAGTATTACAAAGCGCCCCTCAGATGGCTGGGCCTTTAATTGCTGGTGCCGGTGCGGCAGCGTTATCCGGCCCTCTTGCTCCAATTGTCGGTCCTGCTGTTGGTATTGGTACATATGCTGTGCAGCAGTTTGGTAACTTCTTGATGCGTCAAGCACAAGTAAAAAACGACCCAGAAGAGCTTGAACTTACTAAAGCCGCTTTAACTGCAGCAGGTACTGCCCCCTTAGGATATTTTGCCGACCGGTTTACTGTTGGGTTGGGAGGCGTAGGTAAGAATGCTGGTGAAGAAGTATTAAAAGAACTAGCTGCAAGACGTGCTGCTAGTGAAATAGGTGCTGGTACAGTCGCTAAAGAAGTAGGTAAACGTGCCGCTAAAGGTGCAGCCGTCGGTGTTATTGCTGAAGCTCCTACAGAAGTATTGGAGTCCGTAGCCGAACGCTATCAAGCAGGCTTGTCATTATCTGACGACGAAGCTAAGAACGAGTACAAAGAAGCCTTCTTTGGTGCCGCAGCTGCCGGTGGTGGTATCGGTGGAGTATCAGGTGCTGCTAGGGGTTACGCTGGATACCGTGGTGAGTTAGGTGAAGCTCGAGCTGCTATGGCACCGCCGCCACCTCCTGCTGATACAACGGGACAAACACCCCCACCCCCGCCTGGTGAAGATGAGTACAACAAAGCTTTTTGGGGTGAAGATACATATCAAATAGATCACGTACTAGAGAAGTACGCAGATAGGTATTACAAAATAGAAGACCAAATTAATGAAGCTAAAGCTTTTATTAAAGATATAGCTAGAGCTGATCCCAATGATGAGCGTATTGAATATGCAAATCAACGCCTTGCTGAACTGCAAAATGAGTTAACTGAGCTAAATACAGAAAAAGATAAAGCTGCAGCAATATTTAGAGCTAGAACTAATAAGGGTATAGAACAACCCCCAAGCGAAGAATTTGTAGCTCGTGGACAAATGGGGTTTGAGTTTCCTGAAGAAGAGCCAGGTAAAGAAACTAAACGCACTTTAGACCGAGAAGCGCCTGGATTTGAATTAACCTCCGAAGGCAAAGTGCCTGAGATGGAAGGTATTGAAGAAATACCTGAAGGCGACAGAGCGCAACTAATGTGGGTCGGTGCTTCTGGCGATCCTATTAAACCATTACGCACTTTATTTGATGGGCTTAAATCTGCCAGCGCTAACCCTGCCGAATCTATTAAGTTTAAGGATGAAGTACGCAAGTTCTTGGATGATGTTGCTGAGTTTGTTGGCGGCAGGATGCGTAAAGAGGTATCCCGTTACAGAGAAGTAGATTCCGAAGGTCGGCCAATCGGTCCACCCCCAGAGCCACCCAAAGGTCCTGATGTAGGTGTACGCCTAAGCGGTCCTGAGCTTACCCGTAGGATGAATTTTTTAAATAACTTCTTTGACAGCTTAAGCCTTGCACCAAAAGAAAGGGAAGCCCTAACTACCTCGCTATCCCAGCAAGTGCCTAATATGTCAGCTAAGGAGCAGTCCGAAGCTATTGGTGCTTTAACCAAACTAAAGAACATCAATACCCGCCATGGTATGGAAAAGCTACGGGAGATGTTTAACTCTGCCATAGATAAGTTTGAGAAGGGTCGTATTGGCGAGGCTGAAGCTGCCGTACCATTTAAAGGGTCTGAAGATGTTACAAACTTAGATCCATACATAGCAGCTGCGGTTGGACGTGCGCTTAATAGTATTGATACATCTACCCCAGAAGGTAAGGCCGCTATGGCATACCTTGGTACTGAGACTGGATGGCGTTACGGATTGGCAATGCGCTCGGCTGCGTTTGATATTGGTATACCAAATGATGACTTTAGCGGTATTAGCTTTAGAGGTCAAAACAAAGACCAAGCTGAACTATTTAAGAAGTGGATTGAAGACAACCTGCCCCAGCAAGAATACAGGAAGTTTGAAGCTACGATAGCTGAGTTCAAAGAAATGAACCGCAGAGCCGACCAGGCTATGAAAGACGACGCTAAGCGTAAACGGATTGGTCGTATAGCTCCTGCATTGTTAAGCGCTTTGTATCGTAAACCTACTGGCAAAGTAGAGGGGTTTGTATCAACCGCTGGGTTAGATAAATACATGTCGCCTAGCAATATTAAACAATTAGATGCTCGACAGTTTGCGCTAATGCACCCTGCTATTCAGGAGCGGATTGAAGCTAATGATTTAAACGGTGCTTTGAAATTAATTGCTGACCAGAAAATTGATGTTCGGGGCGAAACTGGTGCATACCTTAACTTTATTGCTGGGCTGTCAAAGCGCTTACTTGAGCTTAATCTTTCAACCGAAATTGTTGTAGATCAGCAGGCAAAGTTAAACGCATACTTTATTGAGAAGAATGCCAGAGCCCAACGCACTCAGTTTTTACAGATGCTTGAGCTGTTTGATTGGGGTAAAGACTTTATTGCAAAGCACAATTTACGTGGTGATTTAAATGATCCAAACGTGGTTAGGCAGAATCTGCAAGTGCTTGAAGATATTGCCAATAAAAAAATTACCTTTGGTGAAGACGATGTAATTGGCCCAATCTCAGGGCAGTTTACGCAGCTGTTAAAAACATACCGTGATGCTGTAAGTAACTTAGATTCCAAAGGGTTCTTCTTCTCTGGTATGAATGTTATTAATATAAATACTACCCGTGGTGGTATGAACACGGCTACTTTCTTACACGAAGTTGTACATGCTGCTACGCTTTACAACTTATTACCAGCTAACTATGAAGGTTTAACCAGAGCACAAAAAGATGCTGTTGATGAACTTAAAGCCCTATACGCTTACGCTAAAGCTAAATATGCAGGCACAGCCGCAGCTGGTTCTTATGGGTTTACCGATCTTGCAGAGTTTGTTTCTGAAGCATTATCTAATGAGCAGTTCCAACAATTCTTGCAAGCTCTTAAGTATGAGGGCAAAGCGCTAACCCTTTGGGATAAATTTACTGGCTTTGTAGCTAAATTGTTTGGTCTTGATAACGTACTAGGTAAAACTCTAGTTAACGTAAACGCCATTATGCGGGCATCAGTTAAAACCGATGACACCGTTATTGCCTACAACAATGCGGGCAATCAAATAATGGCTTCTACCATACCGTATAACTCCTCGCAGTATATGGGACTGCTAAATACCATATTGCATGGCAGGCTTACTTGGGATGGCGTTAAAGATCGGCTTCGTAACGTGTATGTTGGTGCGCTTACCCTACGCCAGATAGGTGACATCATTGGCGATAAAGTGCCTCAGGTCAAAGCGTTCATTAACTACGCTGAGAATATGTTTGAGTACCGCAACTCAATACTTGAAGAAGTAAAAGCAGAAATTAGGCCATGGCAAGAATATCAGGACAAAGACCCTAAAAAAGGCAGAATTCTCAGCGCTTTAATGATCCGAAGCACTTTAAAGAAAAAAGATCCGTCTAAGGGTAAAACCGGCGATAAAGAAATTGATGATGCTTGGGATGCTATTGGGCCAGAAGGTCAGCGTATATACGACAGCGTAAAGGCATTCTACAAACGCCGGTATGATTCTTACGTAGATACCATACTTGAGAATAAGAAAATATCTTTAATGGCAGAAGGCTTTAGTGAAGCCGAGGCTAGTGTACATCCTGATTTGCTGGCTATTAAGAAACACTTCCAAGATGCCAAGATAGAACCTTACTTCCCGCTACGTCGTTTTGGTAGATTCTCAGTGCAGTTTATGCATGGCGACCAGCGTGAATACTATATGTTTGAATCGCCAGAAGAACGTGATGCTTTTATTAAGCTTCAAATACCACGGCTAGAAAAACAATACGGCTCTAAATTTGACCGTGAAAATGATATTACGCCAAGAAATAGTGTTAGAGATATATTATCTTCTGAAGAATTTAAAAACACGCAGTTCTTGCAAACCTTAAAAAATTTAATTAAAACCACTGAAGGTACTACAAGTGCTGAAGTTCGTTCTAATTTAACAGAAGCCGTAGAAGAGCTGTACCTATTGCAGTTGCCGGATGATAGCATTCGCAAGATGTTCATGAACCGTAAAGGTACAGCGGGTATGGATATTGATATGCTCCGTGCTTTTACTTCTACCGCCTTCCATATGGCATACCAACATTCTAGGTTTAAGTACAGCCGACAAATGTATAACGCTATAGATTCTGCATCTCAGTTTGTGCGGGGTATTCCTGGGGACGAGGGCAAAGTACTAGCCGAGTACGTGCAAGAACTAAGAAACCATCGTATTGGTTATATTATGAACCCCGCTGATACTGGTGGGATTGCTGCTGGATTAAGTAACCTATCCTTCTTGTGGTTCATGACTTCTCCCGCATCTGCAATAACCAATATATTAGGTTTGCCAGCAGTTGGTTTGCCAGTGGTAGGAGCCAAGTTTGGTAACGCTAAGACGTTTGCCACAATGCTGTCTTACTCTAAAAAGATTATGGGTAGCGGCTTTAAGAAAGTAAACGGGGAGCTTAGTAGCCCATCATTAGCGCATAGGATGGACATTCTTTCTGAAGCACAAAAGGCGGCTTATTTAAGGGCTGTGGCTGATGGAGTAATTGACATCACCCTTTCACACGATATTGTTGGTTTAGCAGAAACACCTTCGGCTTTGTACAAGCAGGGCTTAACTACAAGCATTATGAAGAAGGCTAGCTACATATTCCATGGCGCTGAAAAGTTTAACCGTGAAGTAGTCTTTATGTCTTCGTTTGATCTAGCTTACGATCAGTTCAAAGCTAAGGGATATTCAGACCAAGCTGCGCAAGAACAGGCTATTCAAACAGCTAAAGAACTAACCTACAAAGCAATGTTTGATTATTCAACGCCAAACAAACCACGCTTTTTACAGGGTTCTGCACAAAAAGTTATATTCCAATTCAAACAGTTTGCGCAACAAATGACGTACCTGCTTGGACGCAGTGCGTTTGAAACTATATACAAAGAGTTTGGACCCAAAGAACGCCAAGATATACGCTATCAAATTAAAGCTGAAGATGCGCTTTATAGGACCGGTAAACCAAGATTGACAGACGCAGAACTTGATGCTGCAGTAGAAAAATACATTGCCGACTATCGCAAAGAAGCACGTAGCCGACTACTAGGGGTGTACGGAACAACTGCCGTATTTGCTGGAGCTTCGGGTTTACCCTTATGGTGGGTAGTATCTTCAACAGCAAACGCACTGCAAGCTGTATTTGGCGACGATGATGAAGAAGACTGGGACTTTGATATTTGGTTTAAGGAATGGTCTAACGATACCTTTGGCGGTTTCTTTGGTGATGTTCTAGCCCGAGGCGCAGTATCACAGGTGTTTGGTGCTAACGTAGCAGACCGTCTGAGCCTTAACGGCTTGTGGTTTAAAGATGTTCGTAAAAGCGAAGATGAAGTTGATTGGGTACAGAACCAAATGATTAATTTACTCGGACCCTCAGCTGGTTTAGCTATTAACTTTGTTGAAGCACTTAAACAATACAACCAAGGGTATGTAGATCGTTCAATTGAAACATTATCCCCAGCGCTCATTAAAAACACCTTAAAAGGCTTACGTTTCTATGATGAAGGTCGGGCTACTAACCTCAAAGGTGATGAGCTCCTAGGCGATATTACAGGGGTAGAAGCAGCTTATCAGGCGATAGGTTTTGCACCTGAGCGCTTAGCCCAGCGTCAGAAAGCTAATATTGAAAGAAAGACCATAGAACAAGATATTCTCAAACGTCAGGCTCGCCTACGGGATGCGTTCTTTATGGCTGTTGATAATGACGATGACGACTTACGAGAGCGCACAATAGAAAAAATAACCAAGTTCAACCAAAGATATCCTGAGCTTGCTATGGATGGTGACACACTTCTTAAATCCGTTGAAGCTCGTTACAGACGTCGTGCTCTTGCTGAGAGTATGGGTGGTATGACTTACGATAAACGTTTGATTGGCAGGATGTCAGAGTTTGGTGGCTACGGCGACTAGCAAAAAGACCCCGCCGAAGCGGGGCTAAATGTATTTCAAGGAAACATAAATGAAGTAGCCATGGGCTACAGGTGAATAATACTACCTTATTCGCCAAATACGCAATCCCTGAACTCCCTTTTCTACAACAATCTGGCTCTTAATCTTGTACCCAAGACGTTTTGTGGTGCGTTTTACCTGGGCTAAAGCTTCTTCTGTATCCAAGCATGGGATAAAAAAAGATGCCCCAACCACAAAGTTCTTCCAGTTAACTCTAAAGTTCAGGCCGTGGATTAGCATCTTCCGGCGTATCCTGTACTATTTCAATTAATTGCTCATCCTCAAAAGCCTTAGCTGATAGGTCAAATGCAAAGCAATCAATAGCTCCTGATTTAATTTTAGTGCCCTTGGATATACGCTTCTTTTTAAGCCCAAGGTAGGCTTTATCAACTTCCAAAGCGGTTAGCACATCCTTCAAAGTAATTTGATTCTCAGTGCAGTACTTCCTGAACTGCTTGGCATTAATGTACATTTCTTTAGTATCAGGCTCGATGCGGATGTACAGCTTGTCCCATCTAGGTTCAACAATAGGCAGTTGTTCCATGCCTGTCCGTCCGTCAACCTCATCATTAATTACCAGTACTGTGCCACGGTTTTCGTTAATAAACTCACTGATAGCGTCGGTTACGCCCTTGGTTGGAGCTTTGATCTCATGACGCATGACCTTGAGTTCTGAAACAATCCAGTCATAAACCCGTTTAATGTCAAAGTCTATGATCCCTAGGTCTTTAGCAATTATGGCACCAGCTATGTTGCAAGCCGCCACAGCTGACCAGAAGCGTTCACGATTGCTCATATCAACCGCTTTATCAATACGTTGCTGGACTTGCATAACAAGATCCATGGCTTCTTCTAAATCGGTAACTAAATACTTGGCATACTTAACACCTGCGTGCCCATGGTGTTCATATAAAGCATTGAAGATTTCGTCGGCTTCTTGCTTACTTAGCGTACCTGTTAGTTCAATCTTGTACTCTAAGAGGCGCATAAACTCACCATCGGGAGTAGCTTTAAGAGATGATAGTTTGTCATAGAACGAAGCGTTTGAGCTGGTCAGTAAGATTGTGCCCCACTTAGTAGCGTTTGCACGCTCAGCATTCTCGTGCTGTTTCATACGGTTCTTACCCCTACCTTGTGATGCAGCATATAGCAAGTCAGAAAAGTGATCGCCGCTCATCTTGGTAACTTCGTCAATGGTAACTGGCAAGTTATTCATAACCCCAAGGCGATGGATCATAGCATTCATGGTGTCTTTCCATTGCAGCATTAGTTCTTCGGGGTGACCCCATACACTATTGCACATCTTTAGGATGGTTGATTTGCCTGTGCCTGACGTATTGTTTACAAGGTTAATGATGGCACCCTTAAGTTTAAGGTGCTTGAGTAATGGAGCGCCAAAGGCAGTAAAGAAACCAAAGGCATGGGGTTCAAAGCCGACCTGATCGTATACCTTGGCTATACGCTGCCATTCTTCAAAGCTACCCTTAGGTTTTAAATAGTCAGCTAAGGATCCAGTTGCTACTGATGGCGGGCTGTATGCCACTTTTTCTGCTGATACTTCTTGCTCTCCTATGATGAACTTTTTATCTTTGTCGGCCCAACCAAACTGATCTCTCATAACTTCTAGCTCCATTGTATGTTGTAAGTTTTTAGCTGACGCAATCATATAAGACATGATTGCATCCATTTGTTTTTTACCTGCAATAACTCCGTAGAACCCTAACTTGTCCCGCAGTTTCTCTGTTGTCATTGCGTCTGTAGCTGGCATAGAAAACTCTTTAAACCCGTCTTTTGGTAGGTGTAACCTGATCCAAACTGACTCACCTTTTGCAGGGTCATGTAAGCGTTTGACAATATACAGGTCATGCTCGTATATATTTACTGCGTCACTACCCCCGTCGTCATCCCTAATCTCAATATAAACGCCGCCGTTCTTCCCCCTAAAATACGGAAATGGGTACGGTGGTATATCGAAAACTTCTTCTTGACCAGTCTCCGTCGTCTCCACGACGATGTTATCTTCCGCAGCAGCGATTTCAGATCCGAGCTGGACCGGCGACGATATCTTGCCTTTGTGTTGGCAGCCCTCACAGCCTTGAGGATTAAGTTTCTCGAATGTTTGGCATGTGTATGGCCCCTTCGTTTGATTAGCCTTACGCTCGGTGTTCTCCGGCGAGTACTCAGGGTGTGCCGCTGATATTTTATGAATGGCTTCATCTCTATCTACGCAGACCGCCGCTACCGACAAGCCTGCCCTCCATAGGGGTTCTTCAATTGTGTCTTGATTGATTGCAATATTCTCAAGCTGTGCGCAGCCCTGACCATTCATGGTCTTAATCATGATGATTTTAAATCGGCTTTGCTTGTTACCCAGCAGGGCTAACGCAGACTCGCTATATTGCCGAGGTATCCAGTCAGGTGCAACTAATACGCCAATGGTTTGCTTGACGTACTCGTAGTCAATCTCAGGCTGCAGAACCAATATTTCTACAGGTAAGGGTGGATCTTGCTTAAAGTTAAGCGTTTCTGATACACGTAAAATAGATGCGTTATCTGCGGTCCTGGATGGGTCAGCATCAAAGTTATGTTCTTCACAAAGCGCTTTAAGCCGCTCTGCAACTGGGCGCCACTCGGCTCTGCCAATTACTTCTTTGAGTCTCCAATACGCATGAATACCACGCCCCGAATTAACCACGGATGGCAGTGGCATATTAATTTTTTTGCAAAACTGCTTTAACGCAGTTAAGCCAATAGCTTGGTCTTCGTAGGGTTTACCTTGACCACAATCGACGTCTAACCAAAAGGCTTTAATAAGGTCGCCATTGGGTTGAACACGCCCTTCCTTGGGGTCTTTATATTTAGCGCAAGCAAAGTACACATCATTTTTATCTTCTAGTAGCTTGGCAATTTCTGTTTCTGCCTCAGCCAAAGTTTGATGGAATGATTGCTTTGGTCTTACTTCGTCCTGCCGTAAACCAACTATGCAGTACCACCCTTCTCCTTCGGGGGCTAGTACCGCTGTCAGTAGATCTGTTGTTGCCATATCACCTCAACACCGAAAAAATAAGGACAGCAAGGGATTCGGCAGTATCCCGATTCGCTCCGTCGAGCTAGCTGTCCCCGTAGACGTTAACTGCTTAGTATCTTCTCTATTAGTTCAATCTTATCTTTGCGTGGGGTACCAGCACCCGTAAACCATGTGTATATGGTCATACGAGAAACACCAAACTTTCTAGCTATTTGTGCTACTGGTATTCCTTTTGCGATGCAATGTTTGCCAAGGCGAACCCCGGGGTGCCGAGGGTTGCCAGCTTTTATTGCTTCAACAAGACGGAGACTATAACCTCTTAGACTCATGCTTCGTCGTCAGTGGACCAATCACCCATAACAGCTTTCAAATCACGCTTAGGTGTAGGCTCTACTTTCTTTTCTTCACGCTTCTTAGGTTCAGCTACTTCTACTTCTACTGCACCAGTTTCAGCTTTTGCTGCAGGTGCAGCTAACTTTTTAACACCATCGGCTTGAGCAACCGTCATAGCAATAGCATTTTTAGCTGCAGAAGTTTCGCCAAGTTTCTTGGCTTGCTCCCATTCATGCTTCTCAAGGAACCGCACTGGACGGAAAAACAGTTTGCCGACTGTTGAGTCTTCATCAAACCGCATTTCAGTTACCAAGCTATTTAGGTTGTAGCCTTGTGAGCCAACGTATTTAGCGTATTGGTTAAATGGCATGTGATCTAAATCGCCAGGGTCTTTCATGTCATAAAAGATTGACTTTGATTGCAGTGTCATTTGATATACATCACCATCTAAATCAGAGCCTAAGGCTACGGCAATGCGACGATTCTTACGGCAGGCTTTGGTATTGCCCTGACCTGAGCCGTTAATATCCTGTGGGCAGTTGGCACATGCAGACGATTGTGGTGCCTTGATAGATGGGTCGGGTTTCTCACCATCGTTTGACCAGCAGTCAGGCGGCGCAGCTTCAGCTTTGGGGTCCCATGCCTTGGCATAGAACGTCCTAGAAATGTTCTTAGAAGCGTTAACAATAACTACTTCCATTTTATCGTTCTTGGACTTTGATATTTCTGTGCCGTTTACTTTGAGCACAAACTTATTGTTACCAAGCGCAATGCGCTTAACTTGTGAATCACCACCCGATAGAGCACGGGTTACATCATCAAGCTCAACTTCCTTAAGGTAGTCGGGCAACTGGTTGTTAAATAAGGCGACGTTACTCATTTGCTTCTCCTAATAGTAATAGCGTATGTGCGATCCACATTTAAACCGGCGGGATGCAAGTCCGGATTCTCCTCCAAAAACTGCTTCATATTGGTCTGATGAATACGTTTCTCAAGCAAATCAGGAGCTTCGTGTTCATGCAAAAACTTGTAGAAGTTCTCCCAATCATTGGTCCAGAATCTGCTCTTAACTGAGCGCATAGCCAGACCATGCTTGGTTTTAATACTGTCGGCATTAGTTTGTTTACAAATTTCAAGTATTTCTTGTTCTATCAAAGATAGCTGGTCATTGAGATCAGTTTCTTTTTCTTCTAGTTCACGACGTACTTGGTCACGGGCGTCACGTATTTTGATATAGATCCTTACTAGCTTGTCCATATCGGCGACGGGTTGTACTACCGCTTCGGCATCATTCATTTTGCGTTCCTTTTAAATATCGGGTCTATGCCCGTTAATTAATACTATAACACTAACTTTACTCTGTCAACTCTTTTTCGTTAACTTCTTGCTTGTACAGATCAATTATTTTTGTATGCACATCAAGTTTATTCTGCAGCATTTGATATAGCCGTGTCTCTACGGGACTACCCTTAATATGCACAATGGTCATTGCGTTCTTCTGCCCTTGCCTATCTATACGTGCATTGGCTTGCAAATAAGTCTCTATAGATGTCACTGGAGCATACCAAATGATGGTATCGGCAGCAGTTAGTGTGACTCCGTGTGCAGCAGCTTGCGGTTGTATGATAAGTACTTTAGGGTCATCCTGTTCTTGGAACCTTTTAAATATCTCGGTTCGTTTGTTTACGGGGACCTGTCCATTGATAACTTCGCAGGTAATACCTGCTCCTCTCAAATGTGTTTTGAGTAGTTCTATTGTATGCGTAAATGGTACGAACACTAGCACTTTATGGCTAGCCTCTTCAATTACTTCTTCAATAACACGTAGGCGATTACTAACGTCAAATTCAACAACAGCACCAGTATCAGAATAAACGGCACCCCCTGATATTTGTAGGAGTTTATTAATCTTAACCGCTGCATTAACGGCGCTAACTTCTTCGCCATCCGCTGCCATAAGGTATTCGTCTCTGAGTGTTTTGTAGTATTTCGTCTGTTGCGCAGTAAGGGGGGCGTCCCGAAAAACATGTGTAACCTCCGGTAGGTCTAAGCAATCTTCTTTACGGAATCGGATTGCAGGTTGTAGTGCGTTAAATACTGTACGATCTGAGTCGGGTTTTGGTAGCCATTTAAACTTAGTAATCTGCACCATGGTCTGGTCACGGAAAGCCCCAAAGAACCTAGGCACGTTATCAGGCACAGCCATCTTAGCTAAACCAAATGCGTCCGTTGGACTTTGTGCTGCTGGTGTACCAGTCATCATCCATAACCATGTACGGGGGGTCAGGATGCGGTTAAGGGTCTTCCAGCGCTTGGTTGTTATAGTCTTGTAAGCATTAGCTTCGTCAATAATAATCAAGTCAAAATTTTGTTTAGCAATCTCGTCGGCTACTATATCAACGCCATCATAGTTAATGATTACAAACTCAGCATCGCTTTCAATAACTGCTTTACGTTTAGCTTTATCTCCATAAGCAACCCCAACTTTGCGGTGCATTGCAAATTTAAATAGGTCGGCTTGCCAAGCAGATTGCATGATCGAGAGGGGGCAGATAATAAGCGCACGGAACACATGTTTTGTTTCCATCAAATAATCAGCCGCCCATATAGCCGAAGCAGTTTTGCCAGTACCCTGTTCGTTAAAGCAAAAGGCTCGTTTGTTAAGGGTCAGGAAGTTAGCAGTATCTTTCTGGTGCGCCATAGGTTTATACAACCCAGGCCATTTGTAATCTCTTTGTATTGGCGACGGTACATTTTTAATATTAAGTTTTGATAGTGCTTGCGCTTCATTTAAACCCCACCGAACAGCAACCTTATGTAGGTCGCCGTTGGTTTCAATAATCTCGCTTTTGGGGATGCATTCAGTTACAAGATTGGGCCGTCTTGTAGTAATTACTATTGCTCTGTTATTTACGATTTCCATGTTTAGTTTTTACTGAGTGATCTGAGTTTCTTGCATACGATCGATTGCTCTCCGCAGCTTTAACCGCAAGATTGCCCCGTACCGTTTTTCCGCCTTTAGATAGAGGAACTTTGTGGTCAACATCTTTTCCATCGCCTTTGTGGACAAGCCCAGCTTTCTCCATAATTCGACGAGCTTTGTTACGTTGCGCCCGTTTCTTCTTGACCGCTGGCGTACCATCATATTGCTCATATTCCTTTTTGTAAGGGCGGGGTTTGTTCACATAGGGCATAGCGATCTCCTTCTTTGCGGAAAAAATAGACTGAACCATCAGCCAATATTACGTATTTTATGCCGCTTTGGGGGTCATCGCCAAGCATATCTTTTAGCATGGCTTCAATCTCTTCTTTAGACATTTGCGTGTCTTGAATATCGACATTACCTACAAATGGAATTGGCTCAATCATTATGCTTTCCTCGGTAGCTGACCGCTAAAGTTATACGATCCTGTATGGCTGAAGTTTGCCCAAGGTGCGCACCATACCTTATAGCCGTTGTTTCTAGCCAGCTTACAGAAGTGATAGTCCTCAGACAACAGGCGGTTAGATTCCTCGTCAATGCTGGTGGCAAAGTATTCTTTGATGATCTTGGGCTTGCGCACCGTATCTACGGCATGGTACATATCATTGGTATAGCTTGGCACCTTGTCGGCTAGTTCCTCAAACACCTTGCGTTTGATTAGCATGAAGCCCGTACCGCCGTTAGCGATCTCGATGGGACTATTTACATCCCCTTCCTTGCGTTCTTCACCATTAGCTAGGTTAACTACGAATGCACCTGTATGGTGGTGTAACTGCTCAGGTGGTACGCCACGCTTGACCGCCTCAGAGACCTCGACCCAGTTGATCTCCTTCTTGGGGTAGATACCGCAAATAATGTCCTTATCTGCAAACACCATGCGAGGGATGTCGTTGGGGTTAAAGGCAATGTCGGCATCAATGAACATCAGGTGGGTAGCATCGGTTTCCAAGAAGTCGTATGCCAGGCTGTTCCTTGCACGGGTAATCAGGCTCTCGTTCATCATGAAGCTGAAGTACATCAGCATTTGATTCTGACCGCATACGCCTACTAACTGCATGACAGCTGAGGCATACATCCCTGTACACATGCCACCATACATCGGGGTAGCTACGAATAACTTAGCGACTGGGGGTGGGGTTTGAGGTTGAATAGGCAACATTATTTATTTCTCCATGGTAAGGGTTGTTTGTAAGCGTTAATCATTTTTTCGTTTCCTTCTCTAAACATATTAAGTAATCGTTCTGGCGCTCGGTAGTTGACGGTTGCTTCGCCTGTACATCCAAAGGCTGGCAACGTAGTGCTTGCTGCTTTATAAAATGGTCGGTCTTGCCCCCACTGTCCATAAAAGGCATGGGCAACAGATACGAGATACTCCCTACGAAAACAATAGCAATTAGTATCAACGAAATTAAGAGTGTGGTCGTAAAAGGTAGGCCATCTTCCCAATGATTCGCAGTCGTCATCTGCGATGTATTCTCCTGCTTCATTGCATATTCTCCTTAAAGAGTATGACCACATCAGGTCTTTTGATTTGATCTTAGCAATCATGGTTTCTACATGGTTAGGCTCGAACCAATTATCTTCATCTAAGAACAAAATGTAATCAGCGTTTACCATCAGAGGCATAGCGGCGTATACCCTATGACCATACCATCCGTTACCACCTACGTTTTCGGGTAGGACTATGTGTGTATTTTCTACAAAATGTTGCTTTTCAAACGCATCATATCCATCACACACAATCAAATGCTCAGTTGGAATTGTTTGGTCTTGCACACTTTCCATCGCACGATTAACTGTATCTTTCCCAGTAGTCGGGGTAATAACCATGACTCTCATTGTTTAATTTCCTCAAAGTTGTAGAACCACTCATCCTTGGCGCTCATTTGTTTTGTGCCTTTCTTGCTTCTTTAATTTCTGTAAGCATTCTTTCCATCAAGTCTGCGCAGTAGCCAACAAAAGGGAATTTGGTAGTTCCATTAGCGACACTACGTGCCAGCCCAATAGTATTTTCAACTGTTCGTATGCTCACCTTTCTCATTTCTGAATCCTTTCCCACAGTTCGGACAACGATATGCCTTTGATCTCTTTCCACCCAATGTGTATACAGGCATACATAATGAACAAGAAGAAGCTAAACACCACCATAAATATTAATACCGCACAGGTAGCCACGAATAAAGCAAACATATTAAGTATTGTTAATATCATATAGTTCTCACGTTATCGCATGACTTACAAATACTGCACTTGTTAAAGTTAGGCTCTTCATTCCACTTGATAATCTCAGCCAGTTTTTCGCCTTGCATCATCTCTTCGTAGGTCTGCTCTAACAGGTTCCCAATAATATGTTTTAGGTCGTAGTCCATACAGCACAGCACTACATCACCGTTGGGTAGTAGCACGTTGCGATCAAAGAATGGAGTTGATGCACAGGTCAAAGCAAACTCGTTGCGTGGTGTAATCTTTATAAATTGATTTTTAATTTGCTCCAAATTCAAACTATCCGCTCTGGTATGCCCTACCCATCCGTTTAATTTGGGTACTAGATCCTGTAACGATGGATGAACTACACCGTTTCTGTCCATGGTCATAGCATCTATCTGTACGCCCAGCTTGGCGTAGCTTAGGGTCTTGAGCGCATGAATCCATTCATCCGATAGCTTCCAGCCTTTCATGTTGCCGTTGGCATCGGGTAGATGTAAGGTCAAGACTTGCACCTGCTTCTTGTGGCTTTCCAACAGATCACGCACCACTTCAGGGTCAGTCATGCCATACAACGTAGAGTAAATAGCAATAGGGAACCCCATATCAAGCGTAAGCCGTAGCATATCCGTACACGCTGGGTTAGCCCAAGGTTCTGACATTCCTGAGAAGTCAATCCGAGTATTGCTTGGTAGTTTCTTCAACACAGTATGCAAGTCATCCAACTGCATGTACTTAGTCTTGTCACCGTATTCGGTACGCAAGTTATCTTGTGGGCAGAACGTACACATCAGCGGGCAGCCAACCATGGTGGTTAACTCCATCACAGGTCCATCGGTATGAGTTATGCCGTATTTACTTTGCATTTTTAATTTTTACCATTGTGTTGTGCATGAACGCTAACGCATGATTTAAGCTTGGTTTGTGGCGCAATAGCGGTTGACCATACATATTTGTATACACTTGGGAGTTGTTATCTACATACTTAACCTGCCCAATAAACTCAGCCATGCTATTGAACGTGCGGTAGTTGATAAACGCTCCTGAATTAAACTCTTCGCTCACCGATATAGTTCCGCTATACAACGGGATACACCCACCCGCATAAGCATCAATTAACTTCTCAGTAACATACCCCTCGTAGATTGAGTTCTCAGGGCATAGGGCAAACTTGTAGTACGGCATGATCTCAAACTTAGACTGCACCAAGGGTCTATTAAACATGTTGCCAAAGCCTTCGACCTGCTTGTACTGTGACAGGGTGTTGTACAGATTGATCCGTAGACCTTCGGGATTGTTGGCTACTAATACGCAGAAGTGTTTCTTAGCGATGCCATCCTCAATCTCTCTGCGACTAGTGAGCGTATTGATTGGGATTAATCCCTCGTATCCATGATGTAGGCGGTTAGGCTTACGCACTCTGTACTTAAACCCTTCCCACTCTAAGCGTGAGTACCATAATGGTAGACGGCAGTTGCGCCCATCATAATCGTCATAGTCAAACGATAGCGAGTAGTCGTACCCCATATAGCTAGGGCGCATATTCTCACCAATATACATAATGGTCTTCTTAGGGTTGGTCTGTGTGTTACCAAACACCGACTTAATTACCACGTCGGCTTCGTCATGGTTAGCTACACGCTCATAGTCACCAAACGCAGTCTTAAAGAAGTACTCAAAGAAGTCGCCATCAAAGGCATCTTCCCAAAAGTCAACAACACATAGTTTCAAAATGGTGCCTCCTCTAGCATGGATAAATCAATCGGCTTCTTCTTGCAACGTAAAAGTTTGTACGTCCACCCAACTCTCCCATTGACGATTTGGTTTGCTTCTTCTCGCCTTGAGACCTTGCGCATTAGCTTTTGGTTCTCGTCGTAGATTAGATACGTATTCAAACTTGTGATCCTCAAACTTTGGTATGTAATATTTGGGCTTTGGTAATAGACTTAGGGCTTCGTCCAGTACCTCGATTACATGCAATTTACGATTGTGCCGCATATCGTACAGTTAGTTATCTTGCCGTCTTTGACAATGGTTATGATCTCACATGGACCGACCTGGGCTACGGCGTATCCAATGCTAAAGAATACTGCGAACACTACAACTAGCTTTTTCATTTTCTTCTCCTTGATTTAACTGCAACAATCCCAACTTCAGGTTCTCTTTTAATACGTGCTTCCATCATGGCATCTGCATACTTATAAGCGGTCAACGAAGCTGATTCTGAATCTTCTCCTTTGTGCGCAAATATAATGCCTAGCATTGCAAACATCGCAAAGCAATCTCTTAAATCA